GATTAAAATGTCTTTCGAGTGGTACGCGTGCTAAAATTTGTCCGTTACGTTCATCAAGTATTTGAGCACGTTTAGGTATATCTTCACATGTTATATCAATGTACTTTGCCACACTACTCACGTGAGTGTCAGAATGTGGGTTATCCTGTCCAATTTGTGTCACGTAAAAATCTACTGGTTTTAGACCGCACACTTGCGTCATATCTTCTAGATGTAAATTTGATTCGAGTGTAAGATCAATACTAAACGTATTATTCGAACCATTTACATATTTCGAATCTATAATTATATACTGAACCTTTTTTGGTAAGTCCTGGAGTGAAACCATCTTGTATTTAGTATATAAAAAAATAAATATAAATAACAGCAATAATGTATACCTTCTATGCTAGTGTATGTCGTTTATTATCACCAAATCCACAAGAATTAAAAAAGTCGTATTCGTATACATCTTTTGATTCTAATGTTAATGTAGAAAAGACACCTTATATAGATACAGAGTGTAGTAAATATAGTGAAATTGCTTCAATGAATGATGCTGGTGAAGTTATCGTATTAGAATATAACATATACGATAAAACGTTTGTTCAATATAGACCTAAGTTTAAAAGATAAGTATAAAAATATATAAAAATGAAATGGACGACTACATTGCCTTACACACGTACGACTATAAACTCTCGTTTTGTCAAGCGACAAACGAACTCCCGGGTGACATGCAAAGACTCATATGGGAAAAACTTAATGCGTACGAATCACGTGATCTCGTGTGTCCGGGAGCCCCTCAACGATCCCCCCGAAATTCACGATTCTCAAAAGAGAGACTCGAAACTCTGGTTAACCGATGGAGAGAACAGTGGGGCGAACCTACTTCGTGAACGCATGAATATATTGGCACGTGAACAGCTTTATTTTGATGATTACGAAAGTAGTGAATATGATTCATATTCACTCGTACTTTATAAACTTCTACTTGAGGATCTTACGTATCAAAAGCGTGAACTACAATATTCTACAATCTTTGGTGATAAATGGAGGAAATCGCCTACAAATAAAATAGATTTAACCAATATTCAAATTAGTATACACGAAGTTGAACATAGGTGTAATAATTTTAAAATAAAAGAACGAAAGTTTAAGAAAAAGTATTTTCAAGATGAAAACTATATTATTAAAGGTATAGATATAGAGTAAATAAATTGTAATATGTTAAACATAATAAATCCGTACACAAAAACCATTAGAATATCGTGTCCCACTAAACGTAAAGAAGGTATATCGGAATACGAACAAGTCAAGGCTAAAATCAAAAAGACAACTTTACAATACGGTGTCGCTGTTTCGACCTATCATTTCATTTTTCATACACCTATTGACGGTGTTTCTGCTACTTTAGGGACAATTGCATCGTGTATTTATGTAGACTCGTTATCATCATACGTCGACAACATAGAAAAAGTACCTGGTTTAAATAAACGATTATTGTTACCGACGTGTCTCGCACTAGCTGAATCTGTATGGAATTCTAACGATTTACCATTTGATTTTAATATGGGGGCAACTTTATTTGGATTTTTGGCGTATAAAATGGCATTTTATCAAATCGTGGCCGAAGAAATATTGATGTACAGTGAAGACCTAAGTGATATAGATCAATTATGATAAGTATACTATAAAAAAATGTCTCTCATTTACCAACTTACCAAACAAACGGTTAGTCTTGAAAGACTTGACAAACTTGACGGTGTTCTTTCGAGTTTTCGAACCGATCAATTTTCAACTTGCACACCTTCTCAAGTGTATGGCGTGAGATTGAAAACAAACTTTCCCCAGGATTTAATAAAGTTCAAAAAGGAACTTAATCATATTGCGTATGTCGGTGTATCTGCATTTAACGATAAACTTCATTTAGTGGACTTTATGTATGAAGAGAAATACGAAGATGGTACTCGGATTGGTATTATTGAGCCAGTAATCCAAATGTTGGCAAAAGATGAATTGGATACCATGGTTGTTCCGCGATACGTCCCGGAAGAATGGATCGAGTTCTGGATGAATTACTTTAAAAACGAGTTTAATTGCCAAAAAACCCTTTTACAGTTTGTTGAAAAAAATAACCTTCACGGAAGCATTGACTGGACGGAACTCTATAACACGTTCCCTGAAAACATGGACTTAAAACTTAGCAACTAATGTGTAATATAATACGATGAGCCTTACTTACGAACTCCTTAAAAACTGTACCACGATTGTTGAACTTTTCGACGTTAACGAACTCTTTTCCGAATTAGCTGGTGAAAAATGTAAAGTATACGGTTTACGCGCTGATTTTGGGTACCCCGCACACCTTGTTCCTAAAAATACGTATAATTATATTGCGTATATTGGTATTTCTAATAGAAAATTAGAAACATCGTATGGTCAAGCCCAGTTTATTGAATTTTATTATGAACCTAAGGATATTGGTATTTTGGAACACTTTTTTGATATGTACCTCGAAAGTGAAAAGGAGATTCTTAAAGAATGTGGGTGTAAAGGTGATGAAGAGTTTACCGTCGAACTTTTCCCGAGTAAAATCACAAAAAAGAACCTCTCGTTTTGGAAATCGTATTTAGATGAACAATACGGTGTTAATGATAGAATTTCTTTACGTGATTTCCTTGACGATTATGAAATTAAGTACCAAATTGACCACGATCGGTTATACGATTATTTACCGGAAAATATTGACGATTTGGATAATGAAAGTGAATACACGTCGGATTCTGAATCCGAACTCGAAGAAGGTGAAATAAGAACCTAAGTACGAGATTATAAAAAAATAATCAATAAAAATGCGTCCAAACTGTGTATATGAAAACTGTCTCTGTCGCCAAGGAAAAAACGGGTTTTGTGTAAAACACCGTGAAATTGGTGAAGCCGTGGAAGCTCTTTTACTTTTAAGAAAAATAACAAACCTAAGTTGTAATGAAACAAAATAAAAAATTAATATATTAAAAATGGACGCTCTTACCACGTTAATGCAAACACTCGACCTCAATTCTAAGATAATTTCTGAAGGCGATTATCTTAAAATGTGTGATTCGATCAAAAAGATTCACGAGTATATCAAATACGAAACGGATTCTGAAAGTGATGGTGAAGAAGAATTTAGAATTCGTCGTGTTGATATACCCATACCCTTTTCCCCGATGCCTCGTCTACCACCATTCGGGGATAATCTTGACGATCTTACGATATACGATACGGTGCCACCACCACAATCAAGACGCGGGGATTATGTACACCCCGACTTACCAGAAATACAAACACCACCACCTGTCCCGGAACAGTTACGCGATTACGAACTCGAAGATGAACTTATGGAAGTAAACAGATTAATCCACGAAACGTTAAAAAAAGTGGAAAAACTAAAACATAGACGAAACGTGACGAACTTTGTTCGCCAAGAAGCTGTGAAACGACGCGCGCGGGAACTTGGCATTCGATTACCTCGATATACGGTTGGTTCACTTTTAGATTCAGGACACGACGTTGGTGATGTACGTATGTTCTTCAAGGATTACCTGGAAGACTATAACGACGATATCGATAGACAACACGAAGAATTATCAGAGACGTTAAAAGAACTCGAATACGATAAAACGGCTATAATAGACGAACTTATAAACTTTTAATCAAATATCATTTTACACCACTTTTCGTTAATATTACCGAAAGGTGAATACTCAAACAATAAATGTATTAACGCCCCTGAAATAATTAGAGCGCCTGTACCTTTATAAATATATTTTGTAAGACCCATGAACAAAACTTGTAACATGAGACCAATGAAGAGTGCTTCCATCAGGACGGTGGTAAACTGACGCATTTTTTATATAGTATTATAGTATATAAAAAAATGGATTACCAAGGAATTGGAATGTTAACAGTACTCGCCCTCTTTGTGGGCATCTTCATTTACACACTCGTGAATAGATCTAAAGGTTCGAATTCGAAACCACAAATTGAAATGAAAGAAGAATAAACTAATTTAAAAATATTATCTCGTGATATATAAAATGATACTCGTATTAGCTATCATTCTATTTATCATATTTTTGATTTATAGTATAAGACCCAGCAAGAGTGAAGAGTATACACTCGAGGGTCTTAAACTTTCGTGGACGAATAAAGCGAGTATCGAAGGGGTTGTTACGAAATGGATCGTTACCCTGAAAGATTCTTCAGGAAGTGTAATTCACACCTACGAAAATAGTGATGCGGGTAACCTTAAAGACTTTACGGATGTGACCATGAACATAGTAAACAATAAGGAGTTTGATGAAAATATTATAGGCGATAATACACTCGAATTGTACTATAACGATATTAAACCTGATACTAAATTGTATACGAAAACTGTGACGTTTACAGAAGACGATTTTGGAATGTCATTAGATACGAGTAATCTTGAAGAAATTGATGTACCCGAACCTCCACCTCCACCTCCAGCTCCAGCTCAACCCACTTTTACATACGAACTTATCATGAACAAAAAGAATGCTTCTACTTTAGGAATACACATTGAGTACATAAAACTCGATGGTGTTTTAGCGACAAAGGCACAAACGACTATACACAAAAATCCTAATAGAAACAATAAACCCGATAATATGTTTAGTGTTGGAAGTGGTACAGAAAATTACGCGTCATGGAACGCGAATGGTCACAATGAAGGCGATAAGATATTTACTATTGTATCTGATAAAAAGGTTGATAAAATAGATATAGTATATACACGACCTCTATATGCACCCGGTTGGATAATAAAAGAGAACGGGGTTACGAAAATTACAGAAACATCTAATAGGGGTAGTAATGTGAGCCCTAGACCCGTCGTATATACGTACGATATAAAGAACGGTAAATCAACTATATTTAGTATACCAAACCAAATTTCTCTGGCGCCACATCGTGGTTGGTGTAGTCACGCAAATGCAGTTCACCAATACGTTCCAGGGTGTGGACGTATATGTTCTGACCCAAGCAACGCAGGACGTAAAAGTAAGAATAAATGGGGTTCGTGGAATAATTACCCGGGTAGTGTCGATTGTCCCGCGGCTAAACTTGATGAGGTGTACCAGGTCCTCAATGGTAAACGTAGTTTGAGAGTGGGTAATATGAGTAAAGATTTATTTGCATCGAATGAAAAATTTTATATGAAAGGGGCTGGCCCTAAATCCAATAATAAACCATACGATGGTAAATATTGCGCAGATGAAGGTAATTCTGGAACTAAATGTAATAGACCTACTATAGGGGGGTGGGAAGCATTTAAATCGACAAAGAATAGTGATGGTACATATTCGTTAAGAGGGGGTCATTACAATCACAGTAGATATTGTGCAGATGAAGGTAATACCATTAAATGTAATAGAGAAAAAATATATCATCAAGAAAAATTTAAAGTTCACATGCACGACGACGGTAAATATTCGTTAAAAGGGGGTAAACATGGTAAATATTGTGCAGATGAAGGTAATACCATTAGATGTAATAGAAATAGTGTAGGAGGGTGGGAAAAGTTTGAAGTTGGAAAAATATAAAAATCGAATTCAAAAAAAATATACTACTAATAAAAGAAACACCGAGATGGCAAAAAAAGGTGCCGTACTCGGACTATTTGCTTTATTAGTTGTAATCATTGTCGGTATAGCTTTGGCCGTTTACTTTACTACTAAAAAAAGTGATGGTGAAGAAACATCAGACAAACCTGAAATTACACTAGATGCTGCATCTAAAAATCTCAACCCACGTGGTGATAGTACCGACGAAGACGCGACGGTAGATACATCAGAAGGGTACAAAATTGAATATGCTACGGGCGACGTTTCGGGAAACGAAAGTATTGATTTGAAAATAACATGGACGACGGGTATGGGTTTTGATACAGTATCAAAACTTATTTTTAGACGCGAAATTGGGGGTAACAAAGTTCAGGAGGATATAGTTTACGATTCAGGATCAGGGATCGAAAATAATAGTAACGGTGAAATAACATTTAAAGGTACAGAATTAACAGATTCGAGTAAAAGTGTCGTTGGTGTGAATAAGGTATCTGTTTGGTATAATAGTGTAAGTGACGATGCAGGTATCGCTCGTACAGCCGCGGAATCTACATTTTTAGTGGATACGGGTGACCAGATCAAAATCGAACAAAGTGATATTGATACAACCCTCAATTTAACTGAAGTCCAGGAAGTTACCATTCCAATTACAATCGCGAGTGATTCGTTTAAATTTGAAATATTAGGTAAGGAAACGCTCTATTTAATCGAGGAGTTTCACATATGTTTTAAAATGAAAAATTTGGATGGTGGTAAAGTTCAGTTTACTAATTTAATTACTGGTAATGCCGACAAATTATGGGATAATACTGATGCGTATAGACTTAAAAAGTATAAAGATGGGTATATGTTGGGACACCCAGACAATAACAGGGAAGAAGTTTTGGTAAGAAAGGTATTAACAAAAGATGATATTGATTTCAGTGGTAAATTTATTAATCATGAACCAAAGTTTAAAAAATTAAAAGATATGAATAAAGACGAGTATGCACGTGCACTGTTCCATTTGGAACCTATGCGTACCGCTCTTCGTTCGGATCAGAATGAAGGTAAAATGGGTTCTGGTGCGGAATATCTATCACCCGGTGGGAAGTTTACGTTTAAACAACACCCTAACATGATATCTTTACACATTTATGATCACACACAGAGAACCGATGTCTGGGCATCGGCAAATGCACCCGGTTTCAATAAACCATGTGATACGGCTAGAATAGGAGCTGACGGTAACTTTCTTATGAAAGTAGCGGGGTCTCAGGATGATTGGGGGTACAGAAGTAGTACGTCGCAATGGGGTACCGGTAATGGTCCATATAGAGTTGTTGTTGGTGATAATGCAACTGTTGCGATTTTGAAAAAAGATGGTCGGATTATACACTATGTCTTCCGCGCAAAACCGATTAGTATTGCAATGGGAGGTGGTGGTGTCCCTACGTGGTATTCTGAGACGAAGCCGAAGAACAGGTTTAAACATACTGGTTTAGCGACAATTCACGACCGTTGGTATAAGAAATGTGAAAGGCGCCTTGGTCAGGAGCGATGCGAAACTGGGGTGATTAAACTTGACAATGATCGACACGCTAAAAATTGGGGATACAAATGGGTTGCATTTACATTAGTCCACGGTAATGCTGGACACCATTACGAAGTGTTTGGTGTCCACTCTACATATGGTAAAGACTATGTATACTTACCCGACGGGGCGTGTGATATACAAAGTAATCATAGGAGAGTAAACGGTGCGGGTGTAATAACGGGTCAAAAATCTAATTCGACTGCGTCTACATCATATAAGGGTCCCGAACATGCGGAACTTGCGGGTTACGATACGTGGAAAATATACTATATTCCAAGTTTACCTTTGGAAGGGTATATTCATAAAAACAATCAACATGATGTAAAACAATCAAGTGGAGACCAAATGAAAGAAGAACACTTCGGAGTTGAACAGTGTCGAACACGCGCAAATGAGTTTGACGGAACAAACGCATTTGTTTATAGATCATATAGAAGTGATACTGATGGATGGACACATACATGTGCACCAGTTAAGTTATTTAACGTAAATAATTTGAAAGGGAACGCGAATTACGAAACCAATCCCTCGCGTAATGTAACTGGATGTACTAATCCATTAAAAAATGCACGAACGGGGTGTACGACTGCGATCGATGTACCAGAACGTGGTGGTACCTATAAAGGATCAGTTAGATGATAATTAATATTCAAAAAAAATATACTACTAATAAAAGAAACACCGAGATGGCAAAAAAAGGTGCCGTACTCGGACTATTTGCTTTATTAGTAATAATTATAGGGATAGCTTTGGCTATTTACTTTGGAACTAAAAAAAGTGGTGAAGAAACACCAGACAAACCCGAACTTACATTCGACGCAAATGCTAAGAAAACAATCAACCCACAGGAGGCTGAAGATAATGGTACCCAGGAAGGGTACGCGATAGAATATGCGGAAGGGGACGATTCAGGTAAATTTATCGATCTTACATTATCATGGACAAACGGACAAGGTTTTGATTCTGTAAACAAACTTATATTTACACGGACCGCCGCTGATGGTACCACAAAAATCCAGGAAAATATAGAAGTCACCAGTGGAGACGGTTTGGTTGATTACGGTACCGGTTCCGTTACATTTAAAGGCGTTGACGTTACATCGGGTGTCGATGTTAAAGGTGAAAATATAATTAAGGCGTATTATAACCAAATCGGCACAGATTATGAATTGGCAACCGCGAAACTTGATATTTCCGATGACGATTTCAATTATACACTCGCGGGACCATTCGGTGATCTCGACGTTAAAGTTACCATTATTGATGAAACGTTTAAACTTACAAAATCTGTAAAGAAAACGTATTACCAAATTTCACACGCACCAGGTCGATGGTTTAATGTGAATCAAAATAGTAATGGTACTATTAAATTTAAGTTTGATGACGGTACGTTTCTTAAGTTCGGTGGTAAAGATACGTTCAAATTAGCAAAATATAAAAATAAAAAAATGCTTACAAACATCGACGGGGGTGAAACGTTCGTTTGGGTACATAATAAACAAGCGTGGAAACCAGTGGGTAATCTTGACAAAGACGATTTTAGGTTTGCACAGTGTGATTTGATGGGTGCAACTACAATAATGAGTAGTGATGAACTATTAACCCCAAATGATAGTAAGTTATGGAAATCACCAAACGGTGAATGGCGAGCCGTGTACCAAAATGACGGAAACTTCGTCGTGTATAAAGAAAACGATTCAGCAAATACTGTTTCTGCATATACAAGTTCGAATGGAAGTACTAAATTAACACTTAGTGCGAACGGTAATATTGCATTTAAAAAAGCTGATGATACTCTTGTTAAGAGTTCAGGTGGACATAAATTTTCTACAAAACAAGGATTAAAACCACCTTTTCGATTTATTGTTTCGGATTTTGGTGGGTTACACGTTATATCTAAGGAAGGCACGGAAGTTATGAGCCATTCAAACCAATTTTTTGGACCCTATTCTAATTATTATAAAACACATACCGGGGACTTATGGGGGTACGATATAGCTACACACCACGGTTCGAGCTTTGGAATATGTGCGGATGAATGTGATAAGAATATAAATTGTGCCGGTTTTACACATAATCACAAAGCCCAACAATGTTGGACTAAAAGCTACGATACGCGTATTTTAGGTGTGGCATCTAATAGAGATGATCAAAATGCCGATAGATGGATCAATACTAAAGAGAATGGTGGAACTGAATGGATTGATGGATACCAATATTACCAAAAGAAAATCGATACCAATTGTTATGCAGATCGATATAGTGATTTAAAAGCAGCTTTTGGTGATAAACCAGTAAATCTTAGAGATCACTATTTTAATCACGGTATTGAAGAAGGGAGAGATCCAACGTGTGATACAACACAACCTGTAAATACGAAAAAAGGGTATTATGCCGATAAAGACCAGAATTATTCAAGCCAGTTCGATACGATTAACAGCGCTGGTTTTAAGGGGTGTAAAGATGCCGTTAAGGCGAAAGGGTATGAGGTTTGGGGTATTAGGACAGATCCATCTCCAAATAACTGTTTTGGGTATAAAAAGGGTGCTGTGGTAAAAGAGCAACCAGGGGGGATCTCTCCTCATAATCACTTCGTTGGGTGTGTCAATGGAAAAACTTTAGAGTCTGGGTGTACACAATAAATAAACAAAACCTAAGTGAAATAAAAATAGTCTAAAAATATAAAAACCAAAATGTCGGATTCTATTGAAAACATTCTTATCGGTCTCGTTCGTGATTCGAACAACCATATTGATAAAATAAACAACAGCGTCCTTTCCAACAATAAGTTATTACAAACACTTGTTGAAAAGGTTACAAAAATCGAAGAAGAGAATAAATGTCTTCGTGAAAAGATGGATTCGGTTATCGAAACAAATATACTTTTACGTGAAAAGATCGAGACGTTGGAAAAACCAATACCTGTACAAGGAAAGAAAAAAGAAAAAGTTCCTAAAGAACCTAAAATCGAGTGTTCAGCAATGACGGCTAAGGCACACAAGTGTACGAAACCATGTGTACCCGGTGAAACATGTTGTACATTACACACGAAAATGAACAACAAACCACCCGTTGAACCAAAAAAGAAACGCCCGATTCTAAAGAAGAAAAAGAAAGATGTTCCCTTACACAATCACAAACCTGGTGAATTACCAACTGAAACATGTGAACTATGTGAAACCCACGGTGATATATTTGATCCTGACATGCCCGATTCGGAGTTTGAGGAATCTCAGGATAATGGTGATATATCTATAGAGGAAAAGTTACGTAAAATGCTTGACGAAGAAGAGATCAAGTCTGAATAAAAAAATACAACATTTACTGAATATAGACATGAAATAAAAACCCATATACACTATACTTACCACAATTTATAAAACTCAAAACAAAAAACTTTTTATTTTATACAAACTCCTTCATCGACTTTGTTCAATATTTTTAAAAATAATTTTTTTTATGATTATTCAATAATGATAAATAATTTATACTTTATTTTATTTTATTTATAAAAGAGTTTGAATCTATTATGGTTTGCATTTCTTTTCTTTCTAATACACCCGCAACACACAATTCCTGCCACTGATGTAAAGAAATCTTGGATTTCTGTAATTCCTGTATTGTTTTTTCATTTTTGTATAAGATTCTATCATTAAGTTTTTCATCAGCTGCACGCATTAAATATAATGTCATTGACGTGATATCAGCTTCAGTGAATGTACCTTCACTACTATCACTATCCGTTTCAGAACTTTCCATGAAGTTTTTGGAGAAACATATCCTAACGAGCTTTCTAAGTTCTTCGAAGTCTAAATAACCTTCTCCACTTTCATCGGCTTCCTTGAATACCCTTGATGCTACACACGCTTGGGCAGCATATTGTGCAGCTTCCTTAGCAACGTCAAACTCTTCTTGTATAATACTTTTGTATATCGGTGACTTTTCTTTCATCAAGTATTTAGCAATAAATCCAACAACTGATGAAGCGACACCCAAAAGAACCAAACCTGATGTTAATTGGAGTAAAACAAATACGTAATTGACTTCACCTACCAATCCACTTTGTTGGATATCAATTAAAACACCGTACCTGTAGAAGTCTGTATATATACCATTTGGTTGACCCGTTGTTAAATTAACAGGGTTGTTTATATCAAACATTGTGACGTTTGGTAACTGTTCGTAGTATATTTCATTACCTTTTGAAAACCATCCCAATTTTGGTTCAACGTTAACTATGGCATATATATCCTTTTTACCGATATTTGTCTTATCCGCGTGTAATTCATAATTATGATATTTAATCTTGATATTTAATCTTACACCACTTGTTCTTACGTATGGGTAATTATCAATATCTTGTCCAGCCCCATTAAACCCCGATACCTGTGTCTCCACACCTTCGGATACTTGTTCATTTAATGGTTTATCGAGATCAATACCCGCTATATCTAACCATTCAGACATTTTTAAACGTATGGAACTACCTTCTTCGAACGTATACAAATTTTCATCTGAACCTGGTTTTCTGATATACGTGACTGGCTTTGGACCAGACTCTACAGAAGAGTCATAATAATGATTGAAGGCAAAAATACTATCCTCTATACCCGTGGACAGGAAGTTATCTGACATAGAGTGTATACACTGACCCATTTCTTCTACATATTCTTTTATACCATTGGGATCTTTTAGACACCCAGTTTCTGGTGTGGTATATCTCTGTTTGAGTGTCTGTGCGATATGTGTGGTGAAAAACATAACGTTACCAGTTGGTAACTTTGAAATCAATTCTTCTGCTGCAGAATATACACAGATAGGTACTTTGTAATACCAATCTACGGAATAGTTAAATGCGTACGAACTAAGGTTATTACAAAAAGATTGTTCTCCATTGTATATACTTACCTGTTTATCGGTATATTCTGCGCCACCTAAACCCCATGAGCTTACGACACCCGTTGGTACTTCACTTTCGATATATGTTTTTTGGTCAAATAATGAATATATGACCCATGATACAACACATAATTGTAGGAACATATTCATTACCGCAAGTTTCCAGTCTCGTAAAACTGTAACTTTTTCTGTTCTGTATGTCATTGTCATGACATTTCTCCTGATCCATTTAACAATTGGATTAAGATTATCTTTCATTTTATTATACATTAAGTTTATTTTCAATGATATATTACGACTTTGCCTAGGTATGGCCGCGAACCTCTATAGTTTCGGTTAGGTTTAGTGTATTCATGGTATATTTAATCAATTTAACAAAGTATACCTAAAACATAGAGGCTGTGGTCTAATCCCGTCGTTGGTTTGAAACTCCCGTACCTCCTCTATCCAATCAAATTGCTTAATTCGCCTGTCGCGTGAAATCCCAGGCCAATTAATTTCTTAGCT